GGGTGGGCGACGCCCGCGCGGCGAAAGCCGTCGCGCAGGCTCTTGATGCGCAGCGCGCCCATCACGCCGGCGCCCCCGCTCACGCCAGCCACGGCGTGGTGAGGACGTCGAGCCGCTGATAGGTCGGGTTCGAGGCGCCGCCGTCGGTCATCATCACCTTGACCGTCTTGGTCGCCTCCGCCTCCAGCGCGGGCGGCACCACCAGCAGGTTGGGCGTCACGCCCAGCGGGCGGCCGCCGTCGGCCTTGACGCTCATCATCGCCTCGATCACCGTGAACAGGCTGTCAGAGGTCAGCGCCGCCTTCGACATATGGGCGAACTGCCACAGGCCGAAGCCGGTGGCGAAGCGCATGTCAACGCCCCACAGGAAACGCTTCGACATGAACACCTGGTCGCTGTCGCGCGGGTTGAACTTGGTGATCAGGTCGGCGGCGCGGCGCTGCTGCACGATGAACGGCTTCAGCGGCCGGTCGGTGGCCAGCACGAACCAGGCCGGGGCGGCCCCGGCGGTCAGGTTCGAGACCGAGGTGACCGCGCCGGTGCCGTCGTGGTTGGCGGCGACCGGGTGGTCGGTGTCGAAGAAGAACTGGCCGTCATAGGCCAGCGCGCTGTCGCCCGCCTTGATCATCGGCCACAGCGCCAGGTCGATCTGGGTGGCGGCGGCGTAGCCCATCTCCTGAAACATCGGCCCATAGGTGCCGAAGCGGTCGTCCTCGATGGCGTCGCGGTCGATGCCGACCGTGGCCTCGTAGGCCTTGTTCTCGATCTCGTAGGCGTGCGCCTTCATGTCCTTGACCACACGGTCGCCGATCCATTCGCGCATCTGCGGGAACTGGCCCAGCCAGCCGTAGGTGTTCTTGGCGTCGGTCGAGGGCACGGCGGTCGCGACCCGGTCCCAGATCGGCGCGGCTTTCGCCTGGCCGGCCTGGAACTCGCGGCGAAAGCCGGTGTGCAGCGCCGTGATCAGCGCGGGCGTGATAGCGGCCATCAGGCGGCCTCCCCTTTGAGTTTCGCAAAGTCAGCCTTGTCGATGCCCAGCGCGGCGCAGACCGCCAGATCCTCGGCCGTCAGCGCGCCGAAGCCCGCGCCGCCGTCCGGCTTCGGCGCCGGCGTCGCGGACGCCACCAGCGCAGGCGAGGCCGCGACCATGGCGACGAACTTGTCCAGCCCCCCCTCGGCGCGGCAGGCGTCCACGTAGAAGCCGCGCGCGGCGGGGGCGATCTTGCCGGCCTCGACCGCGCCGTCCACGGCGGCGGCGATGCGCGCGGTCAGGTCCGCGTCGTCGCGCGCCTTCAGCGCGGCTTCGGCGGCCTGCGCGCGGGCCAGCGCCTGCTCGACGTCGGCGCGCGGCGCGAACTTCGCCATGTCGGGCGCGTCGGCGCGGTCGCGCATCTGCTTCATGGCGCAGACCGCCACTTCGATCTCGGGCAGGCTCGCCGTCTCCGGCAGGTCCGCCGCCTTCGCGAGGCGCGAAAGGTCCATCGGGGTCTCCTTTTCAGCGCGGCTCAGCGCCGCCATTCTCAATGCAGGGGTGTTGGTCAGCGCCGCCGACACGATGGCGGTCACCTCGCCGGTCGCCTTGTCCCAGGTGAAGGCGGGGCTGAGATAGCGATAGGCGCGCGAGGCCACCGCCTTGCGGCCCTTGTCCAGCCACTCGACCCGCGCCCAGAGCTGCGCGCCCGCGTCGCTGGCGCGCGCCACGATCTCCTTGATCCAGCCGACGGCCGGGGCCGCCTCGCCGCTCGCGCCCCTGATCTGGGTGGCGTGCTCCATGTCCACCGGCAGGTCGGCGCCATGCGCGCGAAACGCCGCGATCACCGCGTCGGGGCTGCTCAGCCGCCAGAACCGCCCGTCGCGCGCCGCCATCGCCGATCCCGGCGTCAGCTGCACCCACGCCGGCGCCGCGCCGTCCTCGGCGGCCAGCGCCAGCCCGGCGCCCTGCTGCACCGCGCGCGCGGCGGCTTCAAGGTCGGCGGTCTCACGATCGGCGTCCTCGCGATCGACGACGCTCAGCAGATCGCCCAGCCGCAGGTTCAGAACCTGCGCGAACCCGGCCAGCCGGTGGCGCGGCGGCGTCTCGATCTCGCCGCGCAGGATCTGGCGCACGGTGTCGGGCTGGATGTCCGCCGCGCGCGCCATCCGCCCGATCAGCGCGCGCACCGCCTCCGGCGTCTCGGCGCGCTCCGCGATTGCGGCGTTCAGAAGCTGTGATAACCTGCTGTCCATGCCGGGCATCATCGCGGATGCGGCGCGGGCGCGGCAGCCCGACAGGCGTCGGGGGGCGCTCCTGCGTTCTGGCGGTTTTAAGCCCCGCTGAGGCCCCGTCTCCGCTCAGGCCCCGATCATACCCGAAAACCCGAGGTGGCCGTTTTTAATTGCGTTAATCGCGGTTTTAATCGGGGTTGCGGCGCAGGGGCCGCGCGCGGGGTGCGGCGGCGGCGAAAAGCGGCCCGGACAGGCGCGGAAAGCGTGCAAATTTGCATGGCGCTTGCGGGGGGCGGCGGCAGGCGTATCTTCGCGGTGCATCTCAGTCATCCGTATCACCGGTCATGTGCCGTCGGGGGGTTACGACCCCGGAGATGCGCCCTCCACCCGGCTGGCGCGCGGGTCGCCATCATGCTATGACTTTGTTCGAGGCGCGGGAGCACAATTTCCTACGCGCAAGCCGCAGCGCCAAGCTGCGGGCTTTCGGGGGTTAGGACCCGGACTGCGCCTCGCTCCCCTCATTGCCGCCGGTTCGGGTGCTGGGCGCGCCACAACTTGAACGCCGCAGTGTCGCGGGCCAGCGATCCTTTCTCGAAGAACTTCCACACCTGGCCGTTGGTGGATGCCGGGTGAATGCTGGTGACAAACAGCCCGTCGCCCTCGTTCGCGGCTTTCACGACGAAGATCATCGGCCGGTCTTTCGGCCGGTCCGCGACGTCGAGTGCGACATAGCGCTCCGGGTTCCTGTCGTCGGCGGGCAGCCTGAACAGCGGTCCTTGCTCCAGCAGGCCGGTGAGGCGCGCGAGATCCTCGCCCGTGACGCCATGCTTGCCGATCACCTTGGCCGCCGAGGCGCCGCTGAGCGACACGACCCGCGACCCCGCGCCAAGGTTCTCGGCGATGGGCGCGGGCGCCATCGCCACCGGCGCCCGCGCAGTCTTCGGCCCTTCCGGCAGACGCTGCACCCGCCAGCTCAGCGCCACGTCGCGCGCCGCCGCCCGCGTCATCGCCGGGCCCAGCTCATCCGCCAGCGCCCGCGCGCGCGGGCTCGCGTCCGGCCCCGGCCTGCGCGCCAGCGCCGCCAGCCGCCCCTCCAGAAACGCCTCGGCGTTGCGCAGCCGGTCCTTGCCGGGGTTGGAGGACCACGCCGGGTCCAGCCCGGCGGGCAGGTCGCGCGGCTTCAGCGTCACCGGGTCGCGCACGGTGCGGCGCGGGATGTTGACCTGCTCTATGATCCCGCGCCGCCCGGCCTCCTGCGCCGTGATCTGGCGGACGTGGCATTTGCAGCCCCAGCCGTTGGGCGGCATCCACTCGTTCCAGAACGGATCGTCCACCGGCAGCACCCAGCCCGACTTGGCCGCGTGGTGCGGGCGGTGGCGCTCGCTGGGGCCGAGCTGATACAGCAGATAGGGCAGCGCGTCCTTGACCCGCTCGATCCGCTCCCACTGCCCCGCCGCGCGGGCCGCGCGCATGTTGGCGCGATAGATCGTGCGCAGGCGGCGCGGCGAGCCGAGCTGCACCTCGCGGCCGTCCACCACCTTGCGCCCCCACCAGCCCTGCGCGGCCAGCGTCGGCGCCAGCCCCTTGCGGAAGGTCTCGAAGGTCTGGCCCTCGTCCAGCGCCTTTTGCAGCGCCGCGCGCACGTCGGTCAGGATGTCGAACTTGGCCGACTGCGCCACGGTGAAGGCGACCGCGTGCTCGTGCGGCTCCAGCTCGCGAAAGCCGCGCGTCCGGACCGGGGTCTTGCCGGCGAGAAAATCGCGCACCGCGCGCGGCGGCGCGGCCCCGAAGGCGTAGCGCGGCTTGTCGGTCGGATCCACGTCAGAACAGCCCGCGCGCCGACTTGGCGCCGCCGACGCGATAGTCGTCGAGGATCGCCTCGATCACCGCAATCTGATGCTCCATCTGGGCGCGCGTCATCCGCCCCTCCGCCACCCATTTCGGATAGCAGCGGCGCCGGAACGCCAGCTCGCGCTCCAGCGCGGCGCGCTTGTCGGCGTCGTTGATGG